AATAGGAACAATTGGTTGTTGGAATCCTTGTCCTCCTCTAATAGCTAAATGGTTTAACCCCATTTTGACACCATTCATATCCTCTGCTAATGTAGAAACTAAACTCAACATTGAAGCAATTTTATGATTTTGATCTCTCATTTTACTTTCAAAATATACAACAAGAAGTGCTACAACTAGCACTAATATTCCTAAAAACATTAAAAATGTTGGATTAAATAAATCTGCTAAGGATGCCATTTTATTACAAAAAGATTATATAAATTAATTTATTAACTAACGAATTAATTTATTATAGATTATTATCAATTATTTCTTTTGGATAATTCATTTGCTGTAGAACAATCATACCCCCTTTAATATCTGAAATGCCTTCAATCAAAGTATATTTGTAAATCAAATTATTATTTTCCTTTTCAGTAAGCATTTTATAATTTATGATATTTTTTGCCTTTTGTAGTTTTTTACATACTTTTATAAAATGTGTTGTTAAAATACATGATACATTTTTATATTTTGTTATGTACCTCATAAAAGATGTTGCACTTTGTTCTGCTTCTTCTGGATTTGTTCCTGAATATAATTCATCAAATGCACAGAAATGTGTATCTGTTTTATTTACACTAATAGCATCTAGAATTTCTTTACATCTCCTTGCCTCTGCTTGAAATAAACTATCGCGTCCAGATGTGTCTGGGATATTTAAATAACAATGAATATGGTTAAATGGTTTAATCTTTGCTGAATCATAAAACCCACAACCAAATTGTTGAGATAGTAAAATATTAATTAATGTTGATTTTAATATAGTTGTTTTTCCTGAAGCATTTGGACCTGTGATTATCATATTTTTTTTAAATTTAATAGTATTTTTAATAGGATTTGAATTTTTAAGACTAGCATAATAACTATTTTCTAAAACAGATTTTTTTGATTCGTCTGTAAATAAAGTTAAATTTATTTTTCTCTCTAGAATATTTTTCTGTAATCCTTTTAAGCAGTCCATATATCCATTAAACCCAAGAGAATACATTATCGCATCATCATAAATCTTATCAGTGTGTAATTCATAAAAGCATTTGAATACATAACCCACTTCTTTTATCTTACTAAAATTAAACATGTTATAATCAGTAATATGTTGTATTTTTTTTTGAATTTGTTTAAATATGCTCAATTTCTCTGTAACAATCAAATTAAATTCTTTATGTGTTTGTAGATTTTTTGAATATTCTAGATAATTTTCCATAGAATTAATTGTATGATCAATATAAATTCTGATTTCATTAAAATGGTTATGAATAGTTTTCATATTATTATTAAATCTAACACAAACCATAAAATTTTGATATATTGAAAATAAATAAAATGCTGCTGAAATGAAAATATAAAATTTTTCTTGAGAAGTAATTTCATTAAAATTAACTACAAATAGTTTTCCAATAGCATTTTGATTAGCTACAATTTTTAAAACATCAATATATTCGCTTATAGTAATTTGTAATCCCTTCATTTTAATTATAAAAAATGGAATAATAAGTATTATAATAGGAACTAATAAAGAAATAACAGGAGATAAGAGGTTATATATACTCATAAATTGTAGAAACCATTCTGACCTATTTAAAAATTCTAACATATCCCATTCAACAAAGTAATATCTTTCTTTGAAACCAGCATCAATTTTTAATTCATTCCATATATCAACAATATTCTTATAATTTGTTGAATAATCAGTATATTTTACACCTAGTGGTTTGTATTCTTTTAAAAGTGTTTGGTTATCCTTTAAAAAATCAACGTCAGGAGTATAAAATTTACATATTTGTTCATTAAGTTTTTTAGAAACATCATTATCGTTATCAAAACAAAATGTATAAATAGGATTACATGAACTATCAATTGTTTCAATTAATTCTAAATCTTTTATAATATTTTTATTTAATTCAACTTTCTTTTCATTATAAAAAATAGGAATCTTAAAGTGGTCATTAATTTCATTAATTTTTGATTCAGAACTCATTATATTTTTAATTAGAAATTATAATGAATTAATTTTACGAATAACCTATTTGATGATAGTAATTTTGATGAGATACAACATATTTTTTATTTATTTTATCATATACCTTAATATAACAATTATAGGGGTTAAAATCTGGGTTTTTTTTAAATATGTCATTTAATTTATTTAAAGCTTCATGTAAATCAGAAAAAATTAATAATTCCCTCCAAAATTTGTCTTCACAAACACCACCTTCTATAAGTTCTCTTGTTATTATATATAATTTAGTATCTTCTAACATATACTAATTTAATTTTAATCTTTATATAGTTTAAATTTTAGTTAAAAAATTTAGCTCTGCTGGCATTTCGGTAATTTGAGTAGAATAATGTTCTTCTATTTTTTTGAGTTGTGCTACATCGCGTCTAGTAATAAAATTTATTCCAACGCCCTTACGTCCCCATCTACCTGAACGTCCAATTCTATGTAAATAAGTATGTATACATTTTGGCACATCAAAATTTATAACAACACTTACTTGTTGAATATCAATACCTCTAGCTGTAACATTAGAAGAAATCATAACTCTTGATGTTCCATTTCTAAAATCATTAAATGATTTATCACGTTCGTTCTTATCCATATTACTATGTATACGACATACTGGAAATCCATCTTCACACATTGCTTCATACAAATCTTGAACGCGTTTAATGCTGTTACAATAAATAATAGTGTGTGATAATGTAATATGTGAAAAAATATCCTTTAGAGTTGTATATTTTTCTCTATCATCATTAAGTGCAATATAATATTGTGCTATTCCCTCTAAAGTTAATTGCTCTCTTTTTACACAAATTTTTACTGGATTACGCATAATCTTTTCAGTAATAGCATTTATTCCATCAGGCAAAGTTGCGCTAAATAAACAAACTTGAACATCATTATTTAGATATTGAAATATATTATAAACCTGCTCTTTAAAACCAGAAGACAACATTTCATCTGCTTCATCTAATATAATTAACTTGATACTTTTACTACTAATTCGGTCTCTGCGCATCATATCATGAACACGTCCAGGACATCCACAAATTATGTGTGGAATATTTCTATTAGAAAAACTACTACCCTCTTCAATAGAAGAACCACCAAAAAGCGTTTGAATTTTTAATCCATTCATAAAAGAACCCAAGTTAGAAACTACCTTAGAAGTTTGTGTTGAAAGTTCTCTAGTAGGTGATAAAATAAGAACTTGAGTAGAAGATTCAGCAATATTTACTCGTTGTAAAGCTGAAATAGTAAATGTTGCTGTTTTACCTGTTCCTGATTGAGCTTGAGCAATAACATCTCTACCATTTATAACAGGTTTTATGGCTCTTTGTTGAATTGGACTTGGTTTTTCAAATCCATACGCAAAAATACCACGTAAAATATTGGGTTCAATTTCTAACTCATCCCAACTATGTATTACATGCTCCGTGGAATCAAATACTAATTCCTCAGAGATATCGCTAACAGTGTTTTCGTTTTCTGTTGACATTGTATATAATATAGTGATATCTATTTAAGTGTATTTTAAATAATTATTATATTATAAAAAAAATTGATATAAATATAATAACATAAAGTATATTACATTAGCAAGATGACATCAGTAGCCTTAAGATACACTTTAGAACAAATTGAAGATATAATTTTCAAAGGGTTCGATTATAATGTCCCTGATGATGTAATGGAAAAAATTTCTAATTTGGCTATTCAGGTTGGTTCTCCTGATTATGTAAAAACACCTGTTTTTAGAAAACGTGATAATCCTATGAAGGTTGACCCTGAAACTTCTTCTAATACTAGTTCAATCACTAAAGATTTACCTAAAAAGAGAAGAGGAAATAAAAATATGGAAATGAGTGATGAAGACTGGAATTCTGTTAGAACTTTTCAAACTACTAAAATTGAAGCCAAAACAGGTATAGATGCTGACTTCGATTCCATTAGAGTATTTATCAATAAAATGACCGATAAAAATTACTCTGACATGTGTAATAAAATTATTGAGATTATTGATAGATTAGTATTAGAAAATTCAGAGTCTAATTTAAGTTTAATTGGCGAGAATATTTTTGAAATTGCTTCATCTAATAGATATTATTCTAAGATTTATGCTGATTTATATAGTCAGTTATCTTCCAAATATAATTTTATTAAAGAACAATATTTACAAAATCTTGACAAATTTACTGAGTTATTTAATAACATTGAATATGTGGACTCAAGTGAAAATTATGACAGATTCTGTGAAATTAATAAAATTAACGAAAAACGTAAATCCTTGGCAGCTTTCTATATTAATTTAATGTATTGTGGAGTTATTTCTAGAGATATAATTATGACAATTACTAGAAATTTATTGTCAAAAATATATGAATATATTTCAGTAGAAAATAAAAAAAATGAAGTTGAAGAATTAACTGAAACTATTGCGATTTTATACAAGAAGGATTTATATGAGGGAAATCAAAATGATATCAGTTATGAAAAAATTGAAGGCTTTACTATTCTTGAAATTATTGAGAAAATCGCAAATAGTAAGGTCAAGGATTATAAGAGCTTAACTAATAAATCATTGTTTAAGTTTATGGACCTTATTGACATGTAAATATTTTAAATACAACTAATAAATATTATTTTTATTTAAAGACTATTATATTTAAATACTTATGGATTTTACTAATAATATTTACAACAAAAATCGAGTAAGTTTTATTTTTTCTAAAGAAAAGGAAAGATATTTAAAACAAACAGAATTTTTTTCTTACAATGTAAAAGAAACTTATTACATAATTATTGGATTAATAATTATTTATCTAAGTATCTTTGTAATTATCTCTTATATTTATAAAAATACATTTTAAATATATAACTATATAATATTATTTAAATAAAATTACCTATATTTAAACAATGTCAGCTGATGAACAGGATGTAGCTATTTCGTTTTATATTCAAGAAATCGAAAATGAGAGTGAAAATTGTTTTAATATTGATGAAATAATGATGGAAATTGATAATACTGAAATAAATAATGATTTATCTATTCCACAAATGATAAATTATCACGAAAATTATACATTAAAAGGACTATTATTAATATGTGAGTATTACGGATTTGCTAAGGACTTAAAAAATAATAAATGTAATAAAGAACAAATTATTGATTTTTTGGTTTCATTTGAATCTGATAATAATAATTCAGATATAGTTTGTAAAAGACAAAATATGTGGTTTTATATTAATGAACTTAAAAACGATAAATTTATGAAGAAATTTGTATTATGGTAAAATATTAGAATATTTTGTATTATATTAAATATAAAATATTCTGATAAAATATATAAATGGTATTATCAAAACTAGATAGTGATGTTAGTTATCCTGAATTAAAAAGTGTTGATTCAGGGGATTTGAAAATGGAAGCTAGCTTATATCAATTAGAAGTTAAAGGTATTGATGTTATTATTGCTGTTGGAAATTCTAAAAATACTTATGAGGATAAAAATATATTATATTTTCCAATTTATTTAGTTAAATACAATAATAAAGTAATTCAGATTGGCGTGTATGAAATTAAATCTTCTGATTATTTATCTTATCTTGATAAATATAATAACTTAGATATAGAAAAAATGGAAGAACCATTAATATATTCATTTGTTACTAAAGAATTTTTAAATAAAATGAGATTACAGCCTGACGTGCCATTACATAAAATTGATAAGGAGGAAGGTGAAATTGCTGACTCTGAAGATGATAAAGAACAAGAGGAAGAGGAAGAGGAAGAAGCAGACAAGTTTGTTGTTGATTATGAAATTCCACCAGAACGTGAAGATATATTTATTAAGATTAAAGGTGTTCCTGTACCTCCATTATTACCTGAAGAAACTCTAAAACAAGCTAAAGATATTCGAGAGAAATATCATGAATCTCCTAAGGATACATGGATTGATAAATTTATGAAAAATCATAATTTTAATATACAAGATAATGAAGGTGGTGGCGATTGTTTATTTGCAACAATCAGAGACGCTTTTTCAAGTATAGCACAACAAACTAGTGTTAATAAAATTAGAAAAAAATTAGCAGAAGAAGCTACACAAGAAATATTTGATGGTTATAAAGAACAATATGATATGTATAACGCATCTATAATAAGAGATACTAATAAAATTAAAGAATTAGCTAATGAATATACACTATATAAACAACGAATTACTGCAACTATTGATAGAAATGAACAAAAAGCTATCATAATTCAAGCAAAAGAAGTTAAAGCAGAACACGATAGATTAGTCGAAGAGAAAAAACTATCAGCAGCTATATTGAAAGAATATAAATTTATGAAAGGTATTGAAAATCTTGACCAATTTAAACGTGCTATAAGACATTGTAATTTTTGGGCTGATACTTGGGCTATATCGACTTTAGAGAGAATATTAAACATTAAATTTATTGTTCTATCGAGTGAAAATTATCGTTCAAGAGATGAAAAAAATGTATTACAATGTGGACAATTAAATGATAAAGTTTTAGAACAACGTGGCAGATTTACACCTGATTTTTATATAATGGTTGATTATACTGGTGACCATTATAAATTAATTGGTTATAAGAAAAAAATGATTTTTAAATTTAGTGAAATACCTTATGATATAAAGAAAATGATTTACGAAAAGTGTATGGAAAAAAATGCTGGACCATTTGTTATTATTCCTGATTTTCTTAAATTTAAAGCAACTCAAAAAAAATCTGTCATTAAAGAAGCTCAATATGAAGATCTAACTGAGTCTAAATTAAGAGGATTATATAATGATGATATTGTCTTTCAATTCTATTCAAAATCTCTTGATAAACCACTTCCTGGAAAAGGTAGTGGAGAGAAAATTCCAAATGATAGATTACGTGAATATTCAACATTAGCTTCTATTCCTCAATGGCGCAAAAAGCTATCTAATTTCTGGGTTCAACCTTTTACATTAGATAATCATCAATGGTCTTCTGTTGAACATTATTATCAAGGGGCTAAATTTAAGAAAACACACCCTGATTTCTATTTGAGTTTCTCTCTAGATTCTGGAACAGATTTATCAAAAGACCCAGCTATGGCAAAAGCTGCTGGTGAAAAGTCTGGTAAATTTAAGGGCGAACTTTTAAGACCAGTTGAAGTTTCTGCTGATTCAGACTTCGTTGGAAAAAGACAAAAGAAAGAAATGTATGCTGCTCAATATGCTAAATTTACTCAAAACGAAGATTTAAAAACGTTGTTATTAGCTACCGGAGATGCTAAGTTAACACATTTTATTAAAGGAACTGAACCTCAAGTATTTGATGAGTTAATGTTAATTCGTGATAAAATTAGAAAAACAGAAATCTAAAATAATTTAATATAAATCATTATTAAATTATTTAACCAAATATTTTTTTTAGACATCCTTTTGTTTTCAAGCTCTTTGAATAACTTAATAAACCTATACATGAATCAATTAGAGCATCCATTTGAGTTAAAAATTCAGCTTGTCTTTCTTCATCAATCTTTATTTTTTTCTCAAGAACTAAAAGATGAAGAATATATTTGAGAGAACTTGAAGTTACATCAGCTCGTTTCTTAGCATCAAATTTAACATTCTTTAAAGAATAAATAAATTGATAGAGGCTTTGAATAACTATAATAAGATTTGGAATATCTTTACTATCAATCTTACCATCCTTAATTATTTCAATAGCTGCTTTTTCAATGTCAGTTAATGTATTAGGAGTTAGAGAGATAATATTATTT